TATAGATCAAACACTGGTAGTAATACTACAGCGTTTCAGTTTGTAGGCGAAACAACTAGTTTTGGTGGCAGTTTTGTAGATGCGTTAGACGGGGATCAGTTAGGTGAAGTAATACCTTCTACTTATTGGATTGGACCACCAGACGATGATAGTAGTACATATCCCGAAGGTCCAATGAAAGGGTTAACAGCAATGCCCAATGGTTTATTTGCTGGTTTTGCTGGTAGAAGACTTTGTTTTTCTGAGCCTTATCTACCACATGCTTGGCCGGTGTCTTACCGTATAACAACAGAAGATAGAATTGTTGGTATAGCTATGGCTGGCAATGCTTTACTAGTTACTACAGAAGGCAATCCTTATGTAGTATTTGGTGCAGACCCAAGTTCTATGCAAGCTGTGCGTTTAGAAGCTGCATATGCTTGTACAAATAAAAGAAGCATTGTTGATATGGGTGACTATGCTATGTACGCAAGCCCAGACGGGTTAGTAGCTGTTGCGCAGAATGAAGTACAATTAGTTACAGAATCACTTATTGACCCATTTGATTGGGCAAATAACTACGCTCCTACAACTATTCAAGGTTTTTTACATGAGGGCACGTATGTTGGGTTTTATAACACGGGTGAAAGTGGCAGAGCAGGATTTTTATTTGACCCCCGTAGAGGTAAAAACGCATTTACAACACTTACAGTTTCTTCTACAGAAGACCCTAGGGGCGGTTATTATGACCCCCAAGATGGGCAGTTGTATTTAATTGACAGCACTTCTTCTAATAGGAAGATACAAAAATTTCAAGGTAGTGCTTCTTTATCTACTATGAAATGGAAGAGCAAAAAGTTTGTAGCTCCTAGACCTGTAGGTATGTCTTGGGTATCTGTAACTGCTGAAGCCTATCCGTTCACTGTAAGTGTATTTGCTGATGGGACATTGGTATACGTGGGAGTTGTAACAGAAAGCTCGGGTACTATAACACTACAAGTAACTACACCTTCAGGTATAAGTAACTCAACTATTTATGAAACTATATTACGTTTACCTAGTGTTATAGGTAAAGAATGGGAAGTGCAAATAGAAAGCGCTAAGAATATTAATGAGCTTTGTATTGCAGAGTCAATTGATGAAATTCGTAGTGTGTAATGGCGAAGTTTAAATCTACCCCCACACAAGTACCTGCTCTACCTTCTGTACCTATAAATGTAGACCCTGCTTTAAAAGCTTGGTTACAAGCTACAAAAGAAGCTGTTGAAGTAAGATTAGGAAGACGAGGTGACCAAAGAGACAGGGCAGTTACTTTACGAGAACTAATTGAGTCAGGACTAGCAAAAGACCTAACTAACAGACCTTATGACCCTAATGCAGATTTATCTGTAGATTTTATTCCTTTTTTTCAAGGGCCCGAAGATTTAGCTATACCACCAAAACCTACAAGTCTTACAGCTAGCGCGGGGTTAACTAAAATAATTTTATCGTGGACTGATGGTTGGACAGCGTTTGGTAATCATTCATACACAGAAGTATATAGACACAGTAGCAACTCGTTAGGAGATGCAATTATTATTGGTACAACAGCTGCTGGTTTGTTTACAGATAACGTAGACCCCTTAGTAGAATATTACTATTGGGTTAGGCATGTATCTACAACAGATGTTAAAGGGCCGTTTTCAAATAGTGCTAATGCTACAGCAGGGCAGGTTACTTCTAATTTTTTAGCTAACAATTCTGTTATAGCTGCAAAAATTGCAGACGGTACAATAGCAGGAACAAAATTTGCTAGTGGTATAAAACCTGTAGAAGTATTAAGTTCATTACCTTCTGCTGGTACGCAAGGACGTACAGTATTTTTAACAAGTGATAATAAACTGTACAGAGATACCGGCAGCGCATGGACAAGTGTTGTACCAACAACAGATTTAACTGGCACGGTAGCTAGCGGGCAAATAGCTGATTCTGCTATTACAGCAGCAAAAATAGGGGATGATGCTGTTACTACAGCTAAAATTGCTAATGATGCAGTTACAAATGCTTTAATAGCTACAGATGCTGTTAATCAAGATAGTATTGTTGCTAATGCAGTAACAGCTTCAGAGATTGCTGCGGGTACTATTACTACTACACAAATTGCTTCAGGAACTATTGTTGCAGGCGATATAGCTTCTGGAACTATAACTGCTACTCAAATAGCGGGGAGTACAATTACAGCTAGTCAAATAGCTACTAATACACTTACAGCAGGGCAGATAGCTGCAGGCGCAATTAATGCTAGTGAGCTTGCTGCTGATGCTGTAACTGCTGGCAAAATAGCTACAGGAGCTATTGTTGCTGGAGACGGTGTTATAGGTAGTGCTGTTATAGAAACAGCAATGATTGATAATGCGGCAGTTACAACAGCTAAAATTGGTAATGGTCAAATAACTACAGCTCTAATAAATGATGCTTCTATAACTACAGCTAAAATAGGTAGCGCGGCTATAACTAATGCAAAAATTGCTAATGCTGCTATAGATACTGCTAAAGTAACTAGTTTATATGCGCAGAGTATAAGTGGGGATGTATCTAAAGTTGTTGCTGGTTCATTAGCCAGTACAGTTAGTTATCAAAATAGATCAGATACTTTTTCATCCGCTATTGTAGAACTTGGGTTAGCTAAACCTACTCATACAAATGGTTGGAGCCCATATGCTGCGTACAACATTAACAAAGTAAATACAGAAAAAAACTCCTGGATGTATGTATGTTTAGAAATGGCTGCTTGGAATGTAAACTCTGTTGGTGGAACTTCTAATGAAACAGCTACTAACTCTAGCACTCCTTCAGCTTTTGGTACTGGATATGATGGAAGTGCTATTGTATCTACATTTTTAACTGGTATATCAGGATCACATTCAACTAATTTAATTACTGTTAATCAATATGTGGCGACTGAAGTAGTAGCTAATGATATTGTATTTGTAGGTTCAGAAGAAAGAACAGTTACAGCTAACGCTGTTGTATCAGGTTCAAGACTTATAGCTTATTCAGGATCGGGTTTTTCTGGTTCACCTAGTAGCTTTGGTTTTAAAGAGTCTGTAAGTTCAGGCAATGTTGGTAAATATGTAAAGGTAGCAGAAATACAATGGGTAGCAGTAGACACGGCGTTTAATGACTTTGCTATATCAGGTACATTTAGTGCTTCTGGAGCAGCAGTAACGCATGGTGTAAAAGCTAGAGTCAGAATGAAAGGTCAATCTTCAGGTTCTGATCAAGGCACTCTTACTATTAATATAACTGATGCTACTGGGTTTTTAATGGGAGTTAGGTAATGCCTTGGGTTAAATGGAAAGATGGCGCATTAGTAGAAAATACGCTGCATCAATCAGAAGGCGTTGGCGATGATTGGCGCGAAATTGTAGATGAGGTGGTAGATACTGTAGACAAAACTATTGTCATAGTAGAAGAAGGTGGCAAGTTATACAGACGCACACAAGCTATTGATTACACCTATGCACAGAAAAGAGAACAAGAATACCCACACGTGAAGAATCAATTAGATATGATCTATAAAGACCAAGTAAATGGTACAACAACTTGGAAAGATGCTATAGCAGCAATAAAAAGTAAATACCCTAAAGAATAATGGTACTATATTTAGAATCACAACTCGACATTGCTTACAGAGAGTATTGTATGCTTCAAGTAAAGAATGATATGCCCTTTGTAAAAAGAGAAGAGTTTAGAGTATTATATGAAAAACTAATGGAACAAGCTTTTGGGGAATTAGATGAAGAAGACTAAAGCAATTTCTAATAGTGGGTTGTATAATAATGAACGGGTAGAACGAAGAAAGTCAAAACGTACTAGTATTGGAAACAGTCGAGTAAGTTTTGGTTCTGGTAGAAATAAAAAAGATACGCGGAAACGCTATCGAGGACAAGGAAAATAATATGGCATATGGATACGGTAAACCGCAAAAGAAAAAAGTAACTAAGAAAGCTAAACCTATGAAAATGAAAAAGAAGAGTAGAAAGTATTAGTGATCCGAGGTAACTCCGTAAGTAGATGGATGCTACTTGGGGTTATAGGAGTTTTATCAACTTACACTTTAGCAGACCAAACAGGCGACTGTACTGCAGGTGAACAATACTGTGAACAAAATAGTTTAGATACTACTAATAGTACTACGACTACAAATACAAATACAAATAACAATACAAATACGAATACTAATACAAATACGAATACGAACAACAATACGAACAACAATACAAATACAAACACGAACGTAAATACCAACACCAACGCTAATACAAACGTTAATACCAACACTAGCGACAACACTAATACAAATACTAGTAATAATACTAATAGTAGTACGGCGGTTAATACCAATAACAACACAAACACAAACGTTAATAATTCTACAAGTACAGTAAGTTCAAGCGTTAATCAGAACGTTAATAATACAAGTACTACAAACAACACTAACGTTAATACAAGTGTGTCCAGTAACACTAATAACAATACTAATAGTAATACTAATAATAATTACAATGAGTCATCATCAAAATCAGATGTAACTACAGACAACACTAACAACAATAACAACAACAATGTTAGTAACAACACAAACAGAAACATTAGTCAGTCAAATAGCACACAGACTATTAATCAAAATGTAAAAACTAAAGCCCCTCCTGCATCAGCAATAGCCCCAAGTATTATGTCTTATTCACAGGACTTATGTACGGTGGGTAGGTCAGGAGCTTTTCAAGGGCAGGTCTTTGGTATATCTACAGGTAGTACAGTTAGAGATGAAAACTGTGAAAGGTTAAAACTATCTAAGTATTTATATGACACAGGGATGAAAGTAGCATCGGTAGGAATATTGTGCCAAGACTCTAGAGTATTTAAAGCTATGGAAATGGCAGGCACACCTTGTCCTTATAAAGGTAAAGTAGGTAAAGAGGCTAGCAAAGCTTGGGCAGTCAATGTACAAGACAGGCCCGACTACGATGAACTAAAAAGTACTTACATTTCAAGGTGTAAAAAAACACGCAACTCTAAAGGCAAAAAGAAATCAGGAAACACTTGTGCTAAAGAGTTTAGTAACAGTTAGCCTTCTTCTAGCCACAACACTACAGGCTTCTTACATATATGAAGCTGACCAAGCTTTATATGATCTACAAACTAACTCAGCAGGTTCAACAGGCTTAGGGTCAAATGACGATGCAGTATCTGGGACATTTAATATAGGATTTACTTTTGATTTTTATGGGCAGCAATTTACTCAGGCTAGAATGGCGACTAATGGTTGTCTTCACTTTAAAACATCGGGTGCTTACTGTAATGACTACACACCAGACCCATTACCAGAAGTAACCTACACACTTTATCCCTTCTGGACTGATCTAATAAAAGATAATGGTTCAGGTATGAGAGCCAAAGCTTTTGACGATTACACTATTTTTGGTTGGTATAACATGAGGGAGTACAATCGTGCTAATTCCGATAATAGTTTTGAAGTCTGGTTATACCCTAATGACACATTTGAATTTAGGTATGGCGCTTTAGATATAATGAACCACGATGTATTAATCGGAGAACAAGGAAGTGCAAGCGAAACTTATACGTACCTTTTCCATGACGAATGCAGTACAGGCACAACCAATGTATCTGGAACTTGTGTCAATACTAATTGGAATGACACCTCTAGTAATACAGCATTAGAGAATGGTGGTTCTCTGTATGGTGTAGGTTCAGGAAATGCTACAGATTGTAGTGACCCGTTAAATGATGCAAGTTGCTCAGGGTATGCAGCAGCTTATCTAACACAACAATGCAATTTGACTCAACTGTATAGTGAAACTTGTCCTAACTATTGGGAAGCTTATGATGATCAACAATGCGCAGACGATGCTCAATATGCGCCGTTCTGTGCGGGTTATACACAAGAAGCTTCTGTAGCTTTCTTTGACGACACTAACGTAGATTATGGTTATGATGACCCCAATACCCATGATGATCCTTATGCAGGAATGGAATTTACAGATGAAGAATGGTATGAGATAGATGTAGAAGAGTTTGGGCAAGAACAAGTAGATGACTGGTACGGGGCAGAAGTTGAATTTAGTAATGATGGAATGGTAGTATGGGACTCAACGCACAATGAGGACTACCAGGATGTAGATGTACTTATGGATACATGGGACATACAACAAGAAGAAGTTATAATAATAGAAGAAACATATTTAGACCCAGTAGGGTTTGAACCTAGAAATGAATTCGTAGAAATATTTGATGTTGAGGAACTAATAAACATTTTCGAATTTGAGACAATAATAAGAGAGGAAATAGAACATGCAGAAGTACATGAAGAATTTGAAGAAGAAGAGTTTGAAACTATGGAAGAGCTGGAAGAGTGGTTTGAAGAAGAGATGGCAGAGCATGAAGAAGTTATTGAAGAGCAGCAACTTGCAGAAGATACTACAAACAATACTACTGAAAGGGAAGAAGCCCGTGAAGAAGAAGTCCGTGAAGAAGAAGCCCGCGAAGAAGTAGACGAGTTGTTTGCTGAAGAAGACGAGAGCCGTCCAAACAATGAACAAAGAAGTTCAGTGAGAATTTCGGCGCTATCAGTGGTTGCTAGCACCATAAGAGCTGCTAGTAGCAGCGTAAATGTGAACACAGGAACGCGCTCCGCGAACGTTTATTCAGGCTCTAGTAACAGTAATAGTTACACAAACACAGCCTCAGGTTCCGGAAGTAGTAGTGCAGTTTCTAGTTCTTCAGGTGGTGTGAGTACAAGTAGCTCACCAAGTAGGTCGGATCAGATAGCATCTGCTAATGTACAAACCCAACAAGTACTGTCTATGAGTTCAGGTGGCACAGGTGATGTAACCATTTCTATAAGTCCAATGCCGACGGTCGATGATTCACCTCAAATGGTAATGGCTGAGGTACAAGTACAAGATATGCAAGGCGATATAGATACAGCGGTTTCTGGTGTTATGACTGCAAGCGAAGCTGACCAAGTAGCTGACCAAATCGTAGCTCAAAATATTGAGGCCCAACAAGAACAAGCAGAAGAAGACTTACAAGAAACAGGTGAGTATGGAGATCAATCTGCATTAGTTGCTTACTTAGGATATGTGCCAGGGTTTAATGCATATAAAGATGTTCAACTACAAGATCAAACTTCTTGGTATGAACCTAGAGATATTTATAGTGATATAACTTTGAGTGATAATACAGAAGCGTTTTATCAGTTAGCGGGAACTAGTTTGAATACTTTGGGTGAAATGATAAACTTACAACCTAACCTTTAGGAAATGTTATGGAATGGTTCGAGAATAAAACAACACAACTAATAGCTCTAGTAGGTATAGTTGGTACATTAGCAGGCTTTGGTTATACAGGCGCTACGTACGTAAATAGATTAGAAAACCTTGAAGCCCAAATAGGTGGGATAGGAGATACAGAAACTGCACAACAAGCTATAGAAGAGAGATTTGCAGCTATTGAAACCTCTGTTGAATATATTAATAAATCAATAGATAGTATTGTTATACCTGATACTAGTGGTTTAAAAGGCAGCATAGTTGGTTTAACTAATGATGTTGAACGTATGCAAATAGATATAAAAGATTTAGAAGATGAACTAAAAGAAAGCGGGGATAATCCTTTAAGTGGATAACTGTTATTTAGGTTTGTTTTGGGATTACAACACCCAAACGTTTATGCGTTGGGAGGAGTTTAAAAATGCCTAGTAGTAAAAATTATAAAAGAGACTATTCTCAAAATGGAGAAGGTAAGTATCAAGCTAAGCCCGAACAGAAAAAAAGGAGAGCAGGAAGAAATACAGCTCGTAGAATAGCTGAAAAGTCTGGGAGTGTAAGTAAAGGAGATGGAAAAGATATTCATCATAGAAACGGTAACCCTCTTGATAATTCTAGTGGCAATACTGTGGTTCAATCGCGGGCGTCTAATAGATCATTCAAAAGAAATAAAAAAGCGGGTAAAGCGTAAATACTTACATTAATTTTACTTATGCTATTTAATAAGTATAAGTGATATTGTATAATGCGCGCATGCTCGATCTTTTCAAACTCTTTTTTATTTTACTTACAACAATTGGAATGGTCCCTTTGTTAGTAGCTGTTAATGAATTGTCGATGCGCGGAATAATTTAGCGTTTTTTCTTTACAGCTTTTAACCATTCTTCGTACTCACCTTTTTTAGCACGCTCCCAGCCTATGTCTTTTTTATGGCACATATTAAATGCTGCAGCTAACCGCACCCGTTTAAATTCTACGTTCCTAGGATTTTTGTAGTTATAACGAATTTTGCTACGTTTTACATACACATAAGTAGACAATTATATTCTCCATAATTAGTTGACATATACTATAAAAACATTATGTTTAATAGATGTACATAGGTACATTTGTTTAATTATTATATAGGAAAATAAAAATGGCTACATTTACTTCTCCACAAGTCGACGGGAATCAGGTTTTCAAACCTTTTCCAGACGGCAACTTAGGCGTTAGATACGCTAAATTAACTGTAACAGCGGCTCTTAATGCAGCAGATGTCTTTCAAATGGTAGACGTATTTGCTGGAGAAACTGTTCATAATGTTAAAATTAAAGTAAGCGATCTAGACGCTGGTACTGCTTTAGTACTTGACGTTGGTGATGATGGCGATGTTGACAGATTCATAGATGGTTCTACAGTTGGTCAAGCTGGCGGAACAGACCATGAAGATGCTAACGGTGCACCTCAAGTTTATACTGCTGACAATACAGTTGATATTCTTTGTACAGTAGCTCCAGGTACTGATGTTGCAACAGGCACATTAGAAATGTGGGTTTACGTATCGTAAAAGTTTCTCCCCTCCATGAGAAGCGGAAGGGCTCGGTACATTACGTATCGGGCCCTTTTTTCGATGTATATGTTCCGCTAATTGTAAGTAATAGCTTGTTTATATTTTTTCTTTATATACTTGTGGTTTAATATTAGGTCGCCAACCAGTGGGTACACATTGTTTAATTGTGAAACCTTCACCAGCATTTCTAATATTAATTAATTTCTTTTCAAGGATTGTGTACTCACCCCATTGTTTTATTTCACTTTCTAGTCTTCCACAACCTTTACAACGGTCGTCTCCAAACTGTCTAGTGGTACACCAACCCACACAAGGATTGTCAGATAGGCTTTCACATTCGCCTGTTAATGTTGCTAAAATACTCATAAAACCCCCTATAGCTTTGATAATATTGCACTTTTTATACTAAGTGTCTAGTTTTTTAAGCTCTTCTTTTAACCTGTTTTCGTACCACTCAGCTTTATCTAGGTCCTGCACACCATTTTTATAACGGAATCTCCATCTGTATTTCAGAGAATTTCCGCGTAAATACCCAATAAATTCTTCAGAGCTGAGCATAGCTCGTATAGCGTCAATGCATTCTATATCGCCTTGGTTGTAGTGTTTTGGGTTGTTTACTAAGTCTTCTTTCATATTAGCTCCTATAATATTGTGCTAGATTTTAAGCACACCCTTTCTATCTTACTAATAAATTCTTTTTTTGTAATGGATTCTTCTACTAGTCTTTTGTTTGTTATATCTTTTTCAGTAATATCATCTGTAATGTACACACCAGCGGGTGATCCTAAAACTATGTATGCAAGATGTTTATGAGATTGTGCTCTACTTAACCAATTACGCTGCAGTTCTGTAAGTGCAATTTGTATTTTAGTTGTAGATTTCTTTGGTAATTTAGGTTCGTATTTATATTCTATAAACAAATACCCTGTTGGCCCTGAATAAAATGTATCAGGTACACCTCCTTGATATTTATCTAAAATCTTCCACACAAACACATCACGTGACATGCTTGTGTGTATAGACTTGATGAACGAATGTTCATTCATAACTAAAAACTTACAATGCTTCGTAAAGTTTTTTAGCCTCTAGGTAATCTTCCTCAGTAGACCAACCTTCAAACTCGACACCTAAGTTCATAAACTTTTGCCCAGCTTTGTTAGCAGTCTGCACTGATTTCATTTTCCATAGAGAAGCGAAACGATCACCACCTTTAGTTTGGATTTGTGAGTTCCAAGAGCGTGATACACGCAACTTAGAAGACGCAAAATCCATAATAAAAGGTATACCTAGTACCCCAGTCTTAGCGTTTTTCTGCATTAATAAATGAGACTGAGTCTGTATTATGTCATGCTGATCTACATCTAAAGATTGAGATGCTAAATAATCAGTAGCTTCTGCTAGGCTTTTAAAATTACCTACCAATCCACCACCGATCTCACGTTTTTTCCAAACAACGAAGTCTTCAGTAAATTTGACATTTAAGACATACATCTCAGTGCCATAATTTTCTTTAGTTACGCTGTTAATAAAGTCACCAGTTTTAGCTTTATCAATATATTCGCTGTGGTTGGGATCAACCTCATTGGATAATTGTTGAAGTAATTTAACCCTAGGTGTTTGAAGGTGGTCTTTACCCACTTCTTCATTGCCTAGGCCGGTTCCTTTCACTACGTGAGCGGGAACGTCTTTAGAGACTAGTTCTATTGCTGTTGATTCAACCATAGTTCTTCTTCCTTATTTCATAGTTAATATTATCGTGATCTGTAATTAATACGAATCACGTCCGTTGGTTTCACTCCAGGGAGTTCCATATCCAAGGAGAGAAATTCTCGATAAGTAGAGGCTGACATACGTTTGTGTAGTAACTCAAACTGCTCCGTAGAGAGTATGTGTCTGTACACTGCATCCCAGTCTTCTACTGTCGGGACAATCTCTGTTTTAACAGAAATTGAACATCGATCATTGCCGATACGATCAAGTCCTTGATCGTTCATTTTAGCAATTAGTGTAGCTTCTAGATCATTCTTGCGTTGTTTTAGCTCTTTTAAACCTTGTTCGGTTGTAGCTATAATTTCGCGCATATCAGTAAGCTTGTTCATTAAATCATCTAGATTTTCTTTTATAGTAATCTTTACTTCTTCCATATTAGTGCCTTGTTATTTCGTTTGTTGAATTAAATATTATGTCAATACCTTCAGCTAATTGCTGTGCTTGCATAGAAGCTTCCGATAAGACAAGGTTCAATTCATCTTCATCGGAGGGTGGGTTACTTGCAGAAATACTTTCAGCTATGGAAAATACTAAAGCAGTTGCTAAAGCACTTTTAGGTAATTCAGTTAATGAATCTATAGCTATTTTAGTTTCGAAATCTAAATCTAATTTTTTCATGATAGCTGACATAGTACCTTTAATAAATTTTCCATTCTACCCATTTTAGTATTTAGTTTTTCATACACAGCTTCTTCCCAAGTATCTCTAGCAGCTATAAGTATTGTTTCTGTTTTTTGTGTTTGCCCAGCTCTGTGTATACGTCTGTTAAACTGTTGGAAATGTTCTGCATTGTATGTAGGAGAAGACCAAATGGTACAGGTACCTTTAGTTAATGTAAGTCCATGCCCTGCAGATTGGGGGTGTGCAAACAATACTTGTATATGACCATTCTGAAATCTATCTACGATAGACTTACGTTCTTTTACATTTACATCACCATCAATAACTGCATAAGAAATTTTACGTTTCTCTGCTAATTGTATTAGATTATCGCGTTCGTGCTTCCAATTGAATGCAACTAAAGAATGTTTACGTTGTTCTATAAGGTCCATAATAAGTTCGTAACGTTCTTCATGAACGAATTGAACTGTACCTTCTTGGTCGTATATAGCACCTGTAATTAATTGTAATAATTTTTTAACTCTAGCGCCTGCATTTACAGCGTTTATAGTTCCTTGTTGTGTGTACAGAACTGATTCTTCAGATAAAGTATTGTATGCTTTTCTAGTTTTAGTAGATAAGTTTGTATACATAGTACGAACTGATGTTTCAGGTAAGTCTATGCAATCGTTTAATGCATAACGTATAACAATATCTTTAAGTACATTAGCTACAGCTTCTTCTGCATCTGGTTTATCTATCCACTCGTTAGCAAAACCATTAAATTTAGAAGTGCATACTTGCTGTCTAAATGAATAGAAACGTTTACCTAAACGCTGACCGTCATCGACTATATAAGTAGGATGCCATATATCTAATATGGTATTACTATTAGGTGTACCTGACATAGCAATGCGGTATTCAAAATGTTGAATAATTTTTGCTAAGTTTTTAGAGCGTTGAGAAGTTCTGTTTTTAAAAGCTGTAAACTCATCTATACATATAGTGTCAAAACCATCTAATAGATGCTGATTTTTAACTAGAAAGTTAACAGCTTCAAAGTTAGTTATAACAACTTCGCTATCAGGAGACTCAAATATTTTCTTACGGTTTTTAGCATAAGCCAACGTGTATTTTATATTGGGTTGGAATTTTAAAATGTCATCTGCCCAAGCAGCTTCTAATATAGAGAGCGGAGCAAGAACTAACATTTTACCACCACGTTGTGTAAACGCATCTAATACAGACCTAGTCTTACCAGTGCCTGGATCAGATGTGATTAAACATCTTGGATTGTTGAGTATAAAATTAGTCGTAGTGACTTGGTGGTCGTAAGCTTTTAATTCATCGTTCATAGTATTGTCGTTCATCGTAGTATCGGTCCTCGATATACAAAGTTATTATAACATGTTTGTGGCTTTTAAGGTTTAACTTTGTGCCATGAAGGTTTACCTTTTTCTATCTTAAGTACTTCGTGAGTCATGGTTTTACGCATGATAAGAAGTGCAATAGACACAGAAAGACCGCCGATCATAGCAGCAGCCATACCTGAAAAAGTGCCAGCAAACATAACCATTAGAGCAGCAGTGATACCGATGTCGAAGAATATATCTAGACCGATAACTTTTCTGCCTGCAATTTTAAACGCCAGCAATAGCAGACCGAACGCGCTGATTATACCTATTGTAATCATTGTTTCTCTCCTTCCATATTAAGTATGCCATGTAGCCAAATTGAATGGCTTCTATAAGAATCCACAATACTGTGGTAGCAGTAGCTATAAAACTATGCATTTCGTAACCTCCATAAAATTATTAAAAATAATACAAGCATCAGTGTAAGACCGACAGCTTGTATAGTGTAAAGAAAAGCTAAAGCTGTAATACTTAAACCAGCAGCTCCAGCACCGACTAGACACAAAACACTTAATGATTTGTGGGCTAGATTTTTTGCTTTTATTAGCGACATATATTTACTCCTATAAATACATAAAAAAAATCATCGTAGGGTATAAACCTATGACTACTACAAAAGGCTAGCGAAGTTTGTGATGCGAGCCTTAGCGAGCATACACATTTCGTAGTGGGCCTTCTGGAGTACTTGTGGGTTTATTTAACGCCCCACTCACAAACAGGATTTTCTCCTTCTTTGTAAGGGCACCAACGACAATTATCTTTGCCAGGATTGGGGGGAAAATTTGTAGCAGTTGTCATTGCAAGCGCTCGTTGATGAAGTCCAGGTGCAAATATCATTGCTTCATCTCTAGTATAAGCTTGTGTTGTAGTCTCTGCTTGATCTAAATACCATAACTCTGTTTGAACATGTTCTAGTAATGGGTACCGAAAAAATGTACCTATGGCATAGGTCAATGCTTGTTGCCCATGAGCTATTTCATTACCAAATTTTTTGCCTGTTTTATGATCTATTACACGAGCTGATGTTTCTGATTCATGTACAATTACATCTAATTTAACTCGTGCCCAAGTATCAGGATTCATCCAACCTGTTGTTTCCCAATCTAAAGTAAAGCCCCATTCTCCTTCTACTTCTACTTGTCCTTCTATAAATAACTTACGAAGTTCTTCGAATTGCCCAGCAAATTTTTTTAACTCATCGGGTAGTTCACTAATTTTAGTTTGTACATAATCTTCAGCTAGCTGATGAATACGTGAACCACGTTCTGCGGCAGGGCCTGCTTCTTCCCATACTTTTTTTACTTTTGCTATATAAGTTCTATAAGGACAAGTTTCATATACTTTAAGTCCTGAGTAAGACCATGCAGGTACAAGTCCAAGTTCATCAGGTTTTGAAAATGCTTCGAGTATATCAAAGCGTTTTTCAGATGTAAGTTTAGGCGGTGTTGAGGAGGGATTGGTCATTCGAATCGAAATAATCCTTAATTAAGTTATCTTTAATATCTTCCGTTATTATCCATGTTATTACAACTCCCCTGGGAGCTGAAGTTGTTCTGTCGGTACCAATTCTTTTCCGACTAGGTTTTATATTAAGGCGTGACATAGCTTTTGTAAAGTCTCTTACAGACATTTTATTCTTGCTGTCAGTCAGTATGTCGTACACAAGTTTTAAGTGTGCAACAGGTATTACTAGTTCTTCATTAGCAACAGCTATCCAATTTTTTACATATCTTTGTGCTGTACTTATGCCACCAGCATCAAAAGCGTTTGTAAGTGGTATATCTAAGATGTCAGTAAAGAATGGCAAGTCTCCGCTTTTTATTGCTGTAGCAAATTCTTCTAAAACAGACATGCTTACTTGACGCATTTCTTCTTTTGCACTGTTTTCTAACACTGTGTGTGCCATACGTTCGTTAACTTTAAATGTTTTAAGTGTTCCTGCTAACACGTACAGCTCTGTGGATAAGTTATTTATGTTTGTAAGTAGTTCTGGATATACTTCTTCTAACTTACGTTCTTGCCGGGGGGCTACGTTGTAACGCCTGTCACCCTCTTCTATTTTTACTGCATCAGCTCTGTTAGTTAAGAATATAAAATTGCAAAAACTTGGTAGTTCTATTTGATTTGTGCGCATGGCACGAATTGTAAGATTAGGCTCTGTTATTTGGTGTTTAAGTTTGTCAGCCATTTTACCAATGTTGCCTGAGTCACCCATTCTAAACTCATCGACTGCAAGAAATAATGCTGTTCTCATATATAAGTTAAATTGTTCTTCTATATTTTCTAAAGCACGCATGGGAACTTGTGCTTCACCAAACAGTGGTTTTAGTATTTTGTGGATAAACAAACCTTTACCAGTGCCCGGGACGCCTGTAAGTATCCATGCAGTCATAGCTTTGTTTTTATTTTGATATATATAAGCAAGCCAATTAACAAAGTGCTCGAACTCAGTTGAGCCTCCGCCAAGTATGTGAGTAATAAGTTTATAAACATTTGGAGTAGTGTCGTGCAATTTTATAGCTGTACCATACTCTAGCTCTTCTTCTGGTGGTTGTGCTGCGAGCATATACTCGCTTTGGCGGTACATGTTTACGTAATAAGGTACTTCTTTAAGGTTGATGCCCGTGTTATTGGAGGGATCAAATACAACACGAGCATCAGGAATAAAGTCTGGAGAAGGTCTATTATGACTTTTCATAAAACCTTCTAGACTAGTTTTGTTTGTAGGTGTTAATGGAAAGCTATCGTCAAACTGTTGTAATTGAGTGTCAAATAAACCGTTGTAGTAAGTGTCAGTAAAGAAATCTCGTAACACTACAGGTTTTAAATTTTTGTCTTTACTTATTTTGTCTGCAAATTCTTCAAATATCCAACGATAAAATTCTGGGTCAGCTTTTTCTATTTCCCATATAGGTTCGCCTTTAAAGTTATACATATAATGCGGGTTAGTTAATAAGAAGTAATAACCTCCGCTGTCACCATTGTTAATATTGCAGTTTACATACGGCTCACTTACCCTGGTAACTTGTATTGTCATCTTGTCAGGATTGTCTAATAGTTCTACATACTCATCTCCGACAGCTAAGTTCTGTGTTTTAGCATTTTTCTTTGGCAGTCCTATTTCTTTACGTAAATTATTTTTTACTTGGATACTAAGATTGCTTAATCGTTCTCGATTAACTTCTTTAACTAAAGGGAAGATGTCTATAGTCGATGTACCACGGTCAATTTTTACAAAACGATTTCCGGAACACGGGTCTTGTACGTTAGTAAAAATTGGAGGGGCTATATAAATTAGTTTTGAATTATCAGCTACAGAAACATCTATTGGATAACTTAGAGACTGTCCATTAGAAGATAGTTTAAGTTGTTCAGCTAACATTGGAATAGAATAATTTAATGATCGAAACCATTCTTTAAGTGCGCGAGGATATACTGAGCGTTCTAGTAAGAAAAACAAATGCATTGATATAGTATTACCTTTACATCCCAGAGAGGCCGAAGCTTGTGCAACATAACTTACGTCTTGAAATTCTGAAGGTAAATAATGCACGAATTGTTTAGCAATAGTTTTTATATCATCTTCTTCTATTACATTTGGCACGCTGGTGGTTGGTAGTTGTATACCGTCTAAATCAAATACAATATAGTCAGTAGCTGCATTACGGTCAGCAACTCCGGCACGTGGCTTGTTTTTAAGTTTGTGTAACAAAGCTCCTTTGTGCAAACAATGGCCCTGCTGCGCATGTGTTGTAAGCGCAGTAAACAACTCATTACAGTCATTTACCATCTCAGTGTGTGATGTAAAGTTTTTTACTAATGGATAAGGCGTTACACCTTTATCTGAGATTTCTTTTACTAATTTTTGTTTAGAGCTTAAGAATATAAGTTCCATGTTGTTTCCCTCCTAGAGATTTTACATTATCATAGTTTGTCCTGATAAATTTCCTCTCTGTCTATTTTAATTTCTTTGTCAGCTTCGAAAGCTAGCTTAACTTGTTTGTTTCCTAAACCAGTAACAGTGCAGATTGCTAAGACATGATTATCTATGTGTAGCACAATCTTTTCTCCTTTCCTCCTGGTTAGTATTAGATTTTTCACAATTCATTTGGTTATTTAGAATAGGAAATATCATACCCTCCTTCAGCATCTAATGGAAGGTCTTTACACCAATCGGGTGGAGTCCTCATTACTTCAAGTATGCGATCCATGTGTGCATCACAATTTGTATTAGGGCCTTTAAGTATTAATTCATCATGTACAGTCAATACAACATCCAAGTCTGGGTCTTGTTGTAATGTTAACATTTGATCAGTCAACACAATTCTTGCAAGTGCTTGAACAATGTTTTCTGTTAGTTTTGGGCCATATAGCCGTTCTGAACGTTTGTATGATAAATACATAAATTGACCGTCCCTGGGGCTGTATGTAAGTGACGGATATTTAAGAGCCATGCCATTAGGCAAACCTAGTTGGTGAAGACCAACGGTCAATGGTCCATAAGTTGTACCTGATTGAGCGTTGTTTAACATTGCGTAAAGCAATTGTTTACACTGATTCCATAAGCCTGGAATGTTTGGGTAAAAAGTACGATATTGATTTACGATTGTTTTAGCGGCTGTGTCACTTAGATCAACGGACGGTGAACCAGTTGACAGTGTGTATTTAAATTTGTCAGCACCCATACCGTAACCAAGACCGAGCACTGCTGTTTTGCCTACATAACGTTCAAGTTTGTCAGCTTTAGTAATAGGTCTGTTGTATATTTGAGATGCAAACTCACTGTATACATCTCCGCCCGCTGCGAAAGTTTGAAGTAAGTAAGGCTCGTTAGCTAACCACGCAAGCATTCTAGCTTCTATGTTTGCTAAATCAGATACATACAACAGTTGTCCTGCTGGAGCTTGTATAGCGCGTCTTAATGCACTATTCCTAGGAAGGTTTTGTAAGTTAAGCTTCTCTGTACCACCAAAACGTCCTGTATGTGCTGCATAATATTTAAGTGGTGCAGAAAAACTGCCGTCTTTATTAATGGCTTGTAGAAATCTATCGGCTCTAGTTTCTTCTATACGAGACTTTACAGCTATTCTGCCATCCCAGATGTGTTTGTGTTCAGGATACATAGTACACATTTGTATATAAGCTGAATCGGTTTTACCTAATGCCGGGATCATTTTACCTGTGCGTGGTGATTTTTTAGTTGGTACTACAATCCCCAGCTGCTCTTCGATGTATTGTGCAAACTTTGGATTAGAACTAAGCACATCTCTATCAACACCTGAATTACGTACAGCATCATCTCCTGCTTTTTTGTGATTGTCACGATGAGCAATACACGCTTCAGGATCAAGCACTAATTTAGGTTCGACATACATACGAGTTGTTAGGTCTATCAGGTCAAGTTCACTTTGTGGATAGCCTATACACATTTTTTGCCAGGCTGCATATGTAAGTTCACAATCTTGAATACAATAACCACCAATTTCAGCATCAAGTTGTGGATCAAGATCACGTACACCTTTAGCATTAACTAGTTCTGTACCCTTTCGCATACTTACATCGTTGGGCCAGAGGCGTTCTGCAAGTGGTGAAAGACTAGCACTTTGCGAAGGATACAAACCACGGCTCATGGCTGCGGTGTCGTAGTAATAACCTATATTAGTTATTCCGTAATACTGCGAAAGTATATAAGCGTCGAATGGTGTATTTTGACACACAAGAGCTACGTCTTCCCAGTTGTAAGTATCAAATTCTGTTTGTATTTCATCAGGTTGAAACCATACAGTTTCTTGATCTTCTATTTTTATACCAACGCCCCATACTTTGAAATCAGGATGATTAACATATTGAGGTGTTGTCATTTTTGTCAAGGAAAAATGAACATCATAATATGTTTCAAAATCGAGTGTTATTGTTATCATTAGGTAATCCTTTAGTTGTTGTTGTACACGACAGGAATTTGTGTCGATGAATAAAAGTTAATGTAAAAATAATATTGCACACATACGACTATAGACTGTAAAAATATGTGCATTAAAGCTCCTTTGCTCCGGGGGTGACCTCATGTTTCTTTAAACATTTTATCAATTAATGTGCGTCTTCTATGAGGGCTAGGAAAGTCATCAATAAGTATGTTGGTGCCAGCTTTATATATTTGCGTTCTTTCGTCATTAAATTTTACAATTCTCAAACCATTATTTGAATGTAAATATTTAACTTGTTTACGCCATTCTTCTAACTCAAGCAATGCACGTTGTTTCTCTACTTCACTAGTAAACTCAGTCATAAGAACGTTCTGAATCAAGATAAAAAGTAATAACATCATTCCAGCTAAATACATTAGGATGTGTAAGACCTGTTTTGATTAAGCAATACCTAGTCATTTCATCAACAAGTAATTGACGTTCATCTACATGATGAACAGATTTTAATTTTGCATCTAATAGAGTTTTAGACCACTCTTTTTG